ACCAGATACAATCAATGCATCGTCCCCAGTCAGAGGTAGAGATGCATCTCTAGAGCCACTAATAATATCTATAACAGATCCAGAAGGATGTTCAGATATGGTAGTTCCATCAACTCCTCTGTAAACGGTGACATTGTTTCCGCTGATGGAACGGATCTGCATGTTCTCGCTATTAATAACAATGTAATCGTCAACGCTAAGTCCTGAGGAATCATTGACTGACATCTCCGTCTGATTTACAGTAAACACTGCGTTGATTGCGGTTGTATTATCATTGTTATAATCTTTGACAGCTCTTGGAGTTGCTGCATATCTTTGTACTCTTTTTGCAGTAACTCTATTAGTGTCATCAAAGTAATCAACTTGAACTCTCTTGATAAGACCATCAGAGTTATCGGCAATCTTACCAAACAGATAAGTTTTAGCAGTGAAGGTTAATGTTGAAATCATCGCACGACGATTATCGAAACTTCCTTCATAGTCATCGGTCATATTGATATTCTCAAGAATGATGGGAACATCTCTTTTTTCACCAATGGAACTTATCAGATTAATTGTAAGATTTAATCCTGGTTGAAAGTATGGCAAAATCTGTTCTAATATTTGCAACATATCATCATTTAACTTCGTTGCAATACTAAGTTGAAATGAAATGTTATATGGAACTGGCATGTAAACCTTTTTGAGGTTACCAAGTTCTCCAGTATTACAGGTCTTAAAAGTTTGTGTTATTGAGGCTTTTCTACTTGGATCATATGTAATACCAGTCATCTCAAATGACATGCGAGGTAAAGTAATCGCAGGTCTACCTTGAAGATTTGGTTGTTGTTCAATCTTTGCCAAAAACTTCTGCATTGGACCATAAGCCAATGGTACTTTCATCTTACTCTGAACACTGTTGTTGTCATCAGTGTGTCGAATTTCAATGTTATTGAAAAGAGTTCCAAAACCGATAACGGTTTTTCTCAGGATCTCGTGATAAAAGTACTGTCCAAACATCGGTTTTTATGTTTATTTAGAATTCCCCAAAGGGATTTGATTCAGTAAAGTCCAAAAGACCACTATCTGCAGCAGTTTCAATTACAATATTCTCTGCATATGCATCATATTGGTCATCATATTGAACAGACTTGATAACATATTTTCCTGTTGTGCCAATGCCAGGATGATCAACTGTTGTTGCACTACCGACGATGATTTCTCCTGGAGAAAAAGTTCCAGAGAGCATGGATATTTTAAGAATTCTTGTATCTTTATCCCAACTCTTAACCCTAGCACTGGAAAGTCCTGTCTGACCTGTAATAAATTCATTGAGTACAAAGTTGCCTGTACCAACTCCAGATGGTGTTGCGGCTGCGATGGTAATTGTTGGTGGCAATGTATAACCAAAACCAGCATTGGTAAATCTGATTGCAGATATGGTTCCTGCAGCACTCACAACAGCCACACCAGTTGCATTTGATGTAGAAAGACCAGCTGGTGATGTAGAGATGGAAACGACGGGAACGGATGTGTATTGAGATCCTCCAGTGATGGCACCAACGGCATCTGTTCTAATGTAAACGACACCAGTTATTCCAATACCAGCCCTAGCGGTCGCCCCAGACCCTCCAGCACCAGAGAAAGTAACTGTTGGAGGCAATGTGTATCCATAACCAGGATTGGTTATTTGTACTTCCTTGATTGAATATGTTGTAGATCCAGAACCAGTATTTGTTGTTGTAATTGCAACAGCAGTGGCATTTGCAGCCGATACACCAGCAGGAGAAGTGGAAATAGAAACTGCTGGTGGACTTGTATATCCATAACCATCGTTGAGTATGAATATCTGATTTACCGCACCTGTATAAATTCCTGCAGTTGCCGTGGCAGTTTGTCCAACCCCAGCTAAAGTAAGAGTTGCAATATAACCAATATTTTCTACGTTATCATCAATCTCTTCAATACTGGTATCGATGACCTCATCTTCATATTCAAACAACTCACATTTCAGTTCATACATGTAAAGTTTACCAAGTTGGTAGAATGGATTTTCATGTTCTACAAACTTAATTTCAAATAAACTGTCTGAAAGTGGGAAGTAGATTAAATCACCTTCCTTTGGTCTGGTCGCAAGTAAGTCTGCACCAAATGGAGTGATAAAATCCTCAAACCTTTCTGCAGAAATGATCAGTGTCAACTCATCGGTTGTCCTGATACCAAATTTTGTCATCAGGTCTCCAGATCCCTGGAAACCCTCATAGTTTTGAACGTATGCTTCGATGATAAAGTTATCTTCAAACTTTGCTAAAACATTCTCTTTAATAACTGTTTTTGTGCCCAAATATTCTCTGGGCATATAATAAACATCAACCCCATACATCCTCAACTGTTCATTGATGAGGTCTTGAACTAGTCTTTGTTCCGAAGCAGAACCGTGAAGAAAGAATGGGTTGATAGCCATTATCCGATCATGTCAAGAGGTGGAAGTTCATAATCAAATGTCATTCTTTGTTGTAGTTCTGCAAGTTCCCTCAAAGCGTCTTCATAAATCTGTCTTCCATTAAGTTCAACTCCACCAGGAAGTTTAACTCCAGTGTACTTACTCATATTTGCACCCCACTGTTTCTTAATAAGTGCAGTGAGATATCTCTTTAAGAAACTATCATTATAAATTTTTTCATTCTCTGATGGATCAAGGACACGGAAACAATCAATAACTACATATTCATCTGCAGAGACACCTTGCCAGTCAAGATCCAAATATAATCTATTTCCTCTCTTATTATATCTAATTTTCTTATCTGGACTTACTAAAAACTGAATAGTTTCCAGATATTCTTTAGTCATTGAGTATGTCAACAACTCAATTGAACTAAAGTTATAAACATCATTCAAGAAAATCTGATACGAAATACTGAACATGTTTTGTGTGATGGTATTATCATCAAACTTGAAAATACCATTAATTCCAATCACATGATCTGGAATTTCAATATAGTTTCTTGCTTCTGTAAACTCCGTCTTGGTTGCAAGGAAGTGAGTTGAACCAATACCTGTACTACCAGTAAACGTGATTGCAATTCCTGCAGCGGCCTCAGCTGCGTTTCTAGCCAATCTGATTTGATTGCGATTATCTACAATTGCATTGAGTTGTACACTATCAGTTGAAATTCCAAGGAAACTGGTAGTTCCTACACCAACCAAAGATGTTGTTGCAATACCAATAGAAGTAGAACCTAAACCAAAGGTGTAATAAACTGGAGTTCCAGTTACAAGACCATGGTTAGGGATTGTAATATTACTTGCACTAATGTTTAAAATACCAGAGGTTTCTGGATTAAAAGTATCCGACTTGATACCAGTAGAAGCCACTACATTACTTCTTGCCGCATCAATATCGGATTGAGAGATTTGATGTTTGAGATACATTCTCTCAACACCATCAAAGTGTCTCTCTTGAAAATACTGGATTGCATCATCGACAAGATCATCAATCTGATCATCATCGACGTTGATTTCCAAAACAGGCTCACCCAGCTGTCTTAGGCAATAATCAATTAATTCTTGTCTAGTGCTAGGTTTTGCCATGAATATAAAACTAGCTTCTTACTATTTAGTGGTCGTTTTTCTGGTGGTAGTTGATGAACTCCACTCATCGGATTTATTTTTTAAGACTTCATGTTCAATTTGAAGTTTATCAAAAGCCTGACGGAGACTTACATATTTCGCCTCCGTCAGGATTATTTGTTTCTGTAATTCAATTACTTTGTTCAACGAAAGTTCAATAACAACGTTCGCATCAATATCAGAATGTGCCGCCATCGATAGTATCAGTCCAACTAGGTACGCCAGAAGCGTTGGTTGTAAGTATATAGTTGGAAGTTTGGATACCAGCCGAAGGAGTTGCGGTGGAAGTTACCTGACCACTTGCATCAAAGTATGCAACACCATTAGTGTTTGTACCTGCAGACAGGAACAGAGATGCAACAGTAGAAACGCCAGTTACTCTCAGGTTTGTGAAAGTAACGTTACCAGCATCGATGCGACTACCAGTTGCAACGATGTTACCACCAGTCAGTGAGGTATAATTTACTGTTGTAAATGTTGCTGCTGCGGATGATGCAGCACCAATAGTGGTTCCATCGATGTTACCACCATTGATATCTGCTGTAGCAATCGTACCAGTACCCGTTACATTCAGGGTATTGATTGTTGCAGCTGCAGAAACATTGACATCATCAAGTTCTGCAAGACCATCGACAAACAGATTTTTCCACTCTCTAGAAGCGTTACCGAGACTGAATGTATCATCGGCACTCGGTAACCAATCTTGATTTACTTCAAAACCAGTTTGAGTTAAGTTCCAGAAGATAGTTTTATCACCATCAGTACCACCATGAACAAAGAATCCAGCACCATTTGCAGTTGTATTAGAAGCCGTAGATGTTGATGCAACACCGATCGTCTTATCCTGAACATCCAAACGATCGACGTTAATGATCGTTTCTGTTCCCTCAACGGTTAAGTTGCCGAGAACAAGAACATTATTCGCTACGGTCAGGTCGTTTGCAATTGTAACGTCCGTAGAAAGACCAACCGTGATTGTGTTATTAGTAAGGGTTGTTCTTGTCTCGTTTGCAGTTGCTGCAATAGTAAATGTATCAGTAAGAAGATTTACTGGATCAGTCGAAGCATAACCAGCACTGATTACCAGAGTTGATGATACATCTTGGAAACTAAGAGTTCCTGCACCATTCGTTACCAGAATTTGATCTACTGTTCCATCAGCAACTGGGAACGAATACTTAGTTCCACCAGAACCAAGAGTGAATGCTGTGGTA